AAAGGTTCCAAGAAGGTTCCTGCCTGGTTTTCCCTAGAAGAGCTAGCGCCCGAAGAGTATGAACTATAAGTATTATGATTATACTTCCATAATCACTTGTTGGTCATATGGTAGTCTTTTTGCAATAGCAGAATACTGTTCATCAATATATTCATTGATTTCATCGCACGTATTGTATAGCCACTTTGTAACGGACTCGGAACAATAGATAAATATGTACAGCGCAGCAGTAAGAAGGGCAATCATTGTCCAAAAGCCTAGAAAGAACGCATGGAAGTCAAACATTCTGGTGACGCTTCCTCCATCTCGGCATCCGCTAACTCAATTTTTTCATAGTTAATTCGGTTAAACTTTTCCCTGAAACGGCGCACTTTACAGAGCGCCTTTTCAGAATTCATCCTGAATCCCTCAGAACAACGGTTATTGCCACACCAACAGAAGTTGGTTTCCAGAACAACTTTCTGGGTGCGTTGGCATACCTTGCGCCTTTCCCCGCTCGGTGTAATAATAATACGTTTATTTCCCATGGAGGTGCTGTACAAATTGGCAGTAATAAATTTCTAAATTCAATTTTTGTCGGAGCAAAAAATGACGCTTAAACGCTTGGCTCTTTGGAAAGTCAAATGTCCGCCGCTCGTGATAAAGTCCGTGCCGTGATTCGTGACCGCTGTGCCGCTCTATCCGCCGCCGAGCAGGTAGATTTGGAAAAGGGGATTTTCAACTTCACGCTTGAGGACGCAAAGCGCCGCTCTATTCGCCGCGTGTGGGAGAATCCTGAATTTCAAACATTGTATGAGATCTGTGCTCGGCGCACCGTCTCCAATATTGACTCCTCATCGTATATCGGCAATACTCGTCTTATCGCCCGCCTGAAGGAGGGCGAATTTAAGCCGCACGACATCGCCGCGATGCCGTTTACCGAACTTCACCCCGAGAAGTGGGGCAATTACGTAGAGATGTCTATTAAGCGCGAGGCGAAGATGTTAGAAGTGGATAAGTCGGCGGCGACCGATATGTTCCGCTGCTCAAAGTGCGGCAAGCGTGAGTGTACGTACTATGAGATGCAGACGCGCTCTGCGGATGAGCCGATGACCCAGTTTATCCGATGTCTCAACTGCGGTAAGCAGTGGCGTCAATAAACTGCTGATTATTAGTGTATGTTTTTAACTGTTCTCACCTATAATACACACGGGCTCCCTTGGTCACGGGATACGTCCGTGGAGATTTGCGAATGGCTCAAGGAGAAGAAACCGCTCGTCATATGTCTACAGGAAGTATTTGTAGAGGCAAATCGGAAATACTATAAAGAACATCTGGAGCGTAACGGCTATCGTGTATGTATTCCGCGGGATACCGGCGTTACGGTCGTCAATAGCGGTCTGCTTACCGCTTTTTTAACCTACCGCTTTGAGTTTATCAGTGACTGTTTCTATCCGTATCTTAACTATCACAATATAGAAATCTTTACAAATAAGGGATTCTATACCTTAACGATCCGCGAAACAATTACCCGCCGTACCTATATCATCGCAAATACACATATGCAGAGCGATACCGAAATAGGGTGGATAGTCGGGAAAAAGGTCACCTACGATGTACGAAAAGCGCAACATAAACAAATTCTAGATACTCTCAAAACGCCGCATCCCGTACTCATTGTAGGCGATATGAACGGCGAACGTTCGCCCGAGCCACTTATTCGTTATATGACGAATGTAGACGATAGTCGGTTGAAGAAAGCAACGTTCTATTCAACCGGCGAAGACCTGGATCATATTGCCTGGTTTCCCTTACAATGGACACGACCTACCTGTAAATTTTGCGACTTTGTTCGCAATGGTCCACGGCTCATAAACTGCGAAGTATTCCAAAAACCTTGGAGCGATCATGCCCCAGTGCTTTTCTCGGTATTCCTACCGCTTATGCTCAGTTATGCACCCGTTGCTAAATAAGAGAGATTCGGATCAACCCACGCAATGCGCGCACGGCGCGTAGCCCGACGATGACGGCTGCGCCGACGATTCTTGCGTGTCACTTTTGCCTTAGCCATTCTATATCGGGATACGAAAATATGCGGATTGTATAGGAATTCTATGGCAAAATCGGCGATGTCGTCGCCGATATTTTGGTGGTACATTGCCGGATTTGCGTTATGTATCGCCGTTATCGGACTCTTTTACTACGTTTCGCGCGAAATAGATGATTGCCGAGTTTTGGAAACAATCCAAACGCCCAACGGTATGGTACAAATTGTCAACGACGAATGCAAGGAAGCGTTGCCGCATACCACCGATAAAAATACGATTCGTATGACGAAGAGTATTTGGTCCGGCTCGCGCCGTAACGACGTCCTCTTCCACGAGCGCGTCCACCTTGAGCAGAAGCGTGCTAGCCGCGACTGGGCAGAATTCTACCGGCGCTACTGGGAATACGATATCTCGGCGAAACCTCCTACCGACTTGCCCACTAGCTTTATTAGAAACCTTAGACCCAATCCTGATACAAAAGCGGAGCCCTGGGCTATATGGCGGCGACGCTATCTCTTCTTCCCGAACTACGCAAATACGAACGCCCCGTCTCTCAAAGATGCGCGCGTTCAGGTATGGGATATGCACGAAAAACGCCTCGTTGGCGTACCCGACGAATGGAAGGAGATTTTTTGTCACGAAGATTCGTGTCCCTACCAATTTGAGCACCCGCACGAAATGTCCGCCGAATTTTTGACCCACGACAACCATTCCTCGGCGTCGGCACGTTTACAAAATTGGTGGAACGCGAATAAATATGTCTCGCGAACTCCCTGAGAGGGGCGGACATAAAAATGGCGACAAAGTTTAGGGAATGGATAGTATTGAGGTGGTCCCACCTGTAGCATCTAGTCCTCTAGACTCTATGCGCGGGCGCGGAAAAAGATATGGACTATCCCACCAAAAATACGTAACATCCGAAAAAAAGCACCCGAAAAGTAATAAACAAATTGTTATTCTGGTACTACCCGAAAACACATCTAAGCCTATAGTAGGGCATAAACAATGAGCAGTAACCCTCCTAATGCCGGTATTACGGCATCCAGAGGTCTAGATTTTTATACATATGTCAATCACAAATGGCAGGATACGGTAAAAATAAAACCGTACGATTCCAGTGTATCGGTCAGCGATGAGATTGAAACCCGTGTAGAGAATTCTCTGTTTGATATGATTGATAAAGTTGTAAAGAAACAGCCAGCGGATCCATTTAGCCGACTTGTTACAAGTATTACAGAAACTAAATACCAGATAAATAATGTGTACGATATCCAGCGGCTTTCTTCACTCTTTGAATGTCTACATACGCGCGAAGATGTAGCTCGTATTATTGGTAAACTCAACCGCATACAATCAAACGCCCCTATTAGTTTTGTTGTAGCCAATGACCGCTATATACCTAACAAACGCTGTATCTATCTCTACGAGCCTAAACTTGCTCTGCCCGAAAAACAGCAATACAAAAAGGGCGTAGATAACAAGGCTATTATTTCTTATATACGCGTACTCAAAATTATCAGCAGTATACTTCATATAGAAAGTCTAGAATCTGCTGTTGCTATTGAAGCAAGCATTCTACCCTATCTATCACCCGAAAACGACCGTTAAGATGTCGCATTTTCCTATACTCCATATACTCTTTCCGATCTAGATCGTCTATACAAAAACGTGCCTTGGAAAACTATGATGGTTGCGTGGGGAATGACGCCGATTGTAGCAGCCAACGCTACGTATATTATAACAAATAAAGAGTACCTAGATGCGCTTAATCGTATGTTTCGTGAATATTCTATGACATCCTGGCGTATTTGGATGCGCGCACAAGTCCTCGTACATTTTATGAAATATTTACCTCCTCCATTTGACGATCTTCATTTCCAATTATGGGGAAAACAACTACAAGGCACAACGCAGAAAATCCCACAAAAATTCTTAATGCTCAATGTTCTCAAAGAGAATATTCCTCATAATCTCGGATACGACTATGTTAAATATGCCATATCAGCAAAACTCAAACCGACCGCAGTTGCACTTGTAGAAAATCTACGTACCGCCACTATCAAACGTATTCGTGACCTCAAATGGATGAGCGATGCTACGAAGACAAAGGCGGTTGAAAAGTGTAAGGCGATGCTTTTCCAGGTTGCGTATCCCGATAAGTGGGAATTTGAACTTGATAAGACTGAGATAGATGAGTCTCGTATGCTCACAAATATATGGAATCTTGCGAAATACGACACCGATACTATGATAAAACACCTGAAAAAAGGGAAAATTAATGAAAAGGAAAACTGGGAGGATGGTGTATTTGAAGTCAACGCTTATTACTATAGCGATAAGAATCTAATGGTGGTGCCCGCCGGTATTCTACAACCTCCCTTCTTTGACCTCAAACGTAGTAAAGCGTGGAATCTTGGCGGCATCGGCGCCGCAATTGGACACGAAATTACACACGGCTTTGATGATGACGGACGCTTATATGATAAGAACGGCGTTATGAAAGATTGGTGGTCTGATGCAGATGCGCAAAAATACAAAGATATGTCGCAATCACTTGTTGAGCTCTTTAACAAAGAAACCTATATGGGCGGAAAAGTAGACGGCGACTTGACTCTCTCCGAAAATATTGCCGATCTCGGCGGCGTCTCTATCGCCTTAGAAGCCCTGGAAATGGAGTTTACCAAGGGTGGCTACACTGCTGCTAATAAAAAGAATGCCTACAAAGAATTCTTTACAAGCTATGCTGTATCTTGGCGTAATAAGGACCGAACGAAAAAAGCCGAACAATCCCTTCTACTGGATAAACACGCTCCCGCCCCCCTACGTGTCAATCTCATTGTACGCCAATGTGCCGAATTTTACGCCGCATTTGATATCGGCGAATCGGATCCCGGTTATATTCCTATTAATGAGCGTATTCAACTGTGGTAACTATAGGATAAGTAGGTCATTGAGACGCCATACTTCATACGTACCGTCAGGCATTGGGCGCTTGACAATGAACGGCAGCCGCCGCGCCTCCAACTCCATCTTCGCAATCTGATACGAATCATTCACGCCGGTGGGCACAAGAATATAAGGTTTCGCTCCATTATTAATTTGACTGGCGCGAAAGCTAATGCACTTTGTCTTCTCATAACCATTGAGGAACGGATACGTCGTATGATTTGCATCTAGAAGCGAAATATCACGTAGTGAAGTCACCATATCGGTCACCTCGCTCGTATTGCCGGGAGTCGCTACTTCAGGGACTTGGATGACAAGACGCTCCTGAATCTGCTCCTCATACGGAATCCAAATCTCGGGGTGTTGTTTAAACAGCTTGACAACATCCGCCGCCTCCGCACGCTGCTGCTCCGTCTGCTCCTCCTCCACCTCCTCAAGAGCATCTCCCTCATCAAACTCCTCCTCTACGATTTCATCCTCAACTTCGTTGGCGTATTCGTCCATCTGCTTCCTAACACTCCAGAGAATTAAGGTATCAAATTTGTTCAGAATTTAAATAGCCCTTGGTAGGAGAGTTGAATGGAAGGTCTAGATGAACTATTGTCATTCCCGAGCGGCTTTGAACAGGAGGGCGGCACAATTGACGGCTCATTTAACATATTTACCTACGATGATATTAAAACAAAGAGTGACGATAAGACTGTGGATATTCATACTACGCCCATTATTATGACCGAAAAGATGCCCTCAGGTGGTAAAACTGTCGGCGACATTTCTAGTTTTATCGGAACAACTGGACTTGCTAATACTGATATTCTTGCCCTCAACGGCGAAGCAGTACGTAAGATTCTCACAAATCCAAGTGATAACGGCAAGGGTATTAATGAATACCTGTTCCTTCTAACAACAGGACAACGGTATCAAAATGTATCGGACTTAGTTGAACGACAGGTAGCATTTTTATGCATTTTTCACCATTTATTCTTCCTTGGAAAACTTGCAAAATACCCTAACTTTCCTATGTTTACCGATTCCTTCTCCGATAAGTTTAACGCTGTCCAAACAAAACTACAGGAAGTGAACAAGATTGTTATCGGGGCAAATAGACCGTCAACGGTTGCCGGCGAAAACGCTAACATTAAAACAACGGCGCAGTTGGACGATGTCTCTACAACGTTCGGCTCGCAGGCTGAGCCTACATCTACAGAAGTATTCGGTGTTCCATCGCAAGATCTTATTAAATTTTGGACTGAATTAACTAATGGCATTTCATTTGAATCTAATATTACATTATCCGATATGATAGAAGTGTTAAAAAAGTCTCCTAAAGAAATTTACCCGTGGTTTACAAACTCTATTAGTGGACCTTTAGCCGCGGCTCCTACTCCTGCGGCTGCTCCTGTGGCTCCTGCTCCTGCTCCCGCAGCAGGCACAACTGAAGTTCCTACACCTACAGGCGCTGCAGCGGGGGTAGCTATGGCTCCCGCGGTAGGCACGGCTCCTGC